TTTTATTTTTTTCTTTTTATATCACCATACATCTATATTATACATCTATATTATATAAGTATAATAAAAGTTTTTTCTAAATTGATTGGAATGACAAATATAATAAATTAAAATTGAATTATGTATAAAAAAAATATATATAAATAATTTAAATATGTTTTCATTTTTAAAATCTTATTTTCAGTCAGATGAGCAATCCAAGGAACAATTTTATATTGATGTGTTCGTAAATGCAGGTAATATAGAAGTAATGGAAAAGTATAAAATTAGTATAAATAGTTATTCTACAAATGGTTTTACCGCATTATCACAGGCTACATTTAGGTGTGATTTTAAATTAGTTAAATATTTAGTAGAAAATGGAGCGAATGTAAATCTTACATCTGCTGATAGATTAAGACCATTACAATTAGCAGTAATAAAAGACCGATTAGATATTGTTAAATATTTAGTAGAAAATGGAGCGGATGTTAATCTTACAGAACAAGAAGATTTATCACCATTGTATATTGCAACATTTAAAAATTTACAACATATTAGAAAATATTTAATTAAGAATGGAGCATCTATGGATTCCAAGAAATCCAAATAAAATCTATAATTATAATATAATAAATTATTATATTTTAATTAGATTGAGTAATACCAAGTTCAAACATTTCATTATCCATAACATGATATTGTATATTTGATTGTGTAACACCAAGTTCATAATCACTATTATTATCCATTTGAATTGTAGTATTTAATAAAATAGATATATTTTCTTGTTCTTCTTTTTCTTTTTCTTTTTCTTTTTCTTTTCTTTCTTCTTCACCATATTTTAATTCATATTCAATATGAAGTTCTAAGTTTTTCATTCTCATTTTTTTCATATTTTCATAACAATATTTCTTGAATAATGTATAATAATCACCTTTAACAGATTTTAAATAACCGTCATTATTTAAAGTTGTAAACTCTCCAGTATATAAATAAAAAGGGATTTTTGTATTTTTAAGTTCGACATTAAGTGATTTTTTGATAACAGAATCTTTAATCTTATGTAATTTTAAAATTTTTTGTCTATAATTTTCAATCTCTTCTACATTATCTTGAATTCTTTGTAAGAGGTCAGCTTTTTCCATTTGTTTTTTAAATAATAAAATATTTTGAACAATACCTTGTTCTTTAACTTTATCTAATAAAAAATTTTCTAAATATAAATCTGTCATATCGATTTAAATAATAAAATTAATTAAATCAATTTTAAAAAATTTTAATATTAACCTATATCTTATTTTTTACTCATATAAAGATTATTATGATAAGAATGAAAATAATTTAATTTTTGTGGAAATGACATTGTATTAACTTTTTCAGATGATTTTTTTTTATCTTTTTCATCTGGTTCACTTGGTTCATCTAAACAATATTGTTTTAAGAAATTATCATCTAATTCTTGTTGAACTGGAGTTGTATCAACTTTAGTAGATGTTGAGTTTTCTTGTTTAATATTGTTAGACATTATATTATTTTATTGTAAAATTTTAAAATCAATTTTAATTATTATTATTTTTACAACATTTATTCTTAAATTTTTTCTTTAATTTAGAAGAAATTGTATGTATATTTTTTGATACATAAATAAGACCTTCTGCAATATCTGGGATAAACTCTTGAACAATTGTAATTAATATTTGTTTTGTTAATAAATCAATTGGTAATAAAGTGATAATAATAAAAATTGCAAAACCAAGTAATAATTCTAATCGTTCTTTTCCAGTATTAATTCCTCTAAATCTTTCAATTTTGGGAACCATTAAAGTAGTAAAAAGGAACCATTCCTTATAATCAATATTTTTATAATTATCTTTAAATCCACGATTAACTAACCGTCTAACTTCTTTAATAGAGTTTTCATATAATTTTGATATATACATTTCTAATTTATGAAATTGTTCTAATGAATGATTTGGAAATTGTTTTCTAAAAAAATCTAAATTTTTTCCTAAATGTAATATATCAATATCTGTCATGATTCCTATTTTAATATATAATTAAAATATATATTAAATCTTTAAATATAATTAAATTCTATAAGTAAAACCTTCAATGTTAAATAGTTGTGCTTCTAGATTAGTGAAATCATCATTTAATTCAATAACAAAAGAATCATTATAATCTAAAACTAAATTCATTCCCATTTGATTTGTAAAATCAAAAGTAATTTTATAAAAATTATGATTGTCATTAAATTTTGATAATTCTGTTTTGCAACTATAAAATAACCAATCACAATTTGATTTAATAGGGAATTCTTCATTTGTAATATTTACTTTTTCATTTTTATTCATATAATAAATATTAATACCATTTTTTAGTTTGCACATTGCACCATACATTTGTCTTTTCATTATTGCATTATCTTGAATTGTAATTGTTAATCTTTGAATAAATAATTTTTTAAATTTATCTTTATGAACATGTAAAAATTTGCAAGGTTCTATATAATCAGCGATTGCTTCTTTTGTATTTGTTAATTCTGATTTTAGAAAAGTTTGAAAATAAGTTTTTTTCAATTCATTATTTAAAGTCATAATATAATTTATATAATTTATATAATTATATTTTTTAATTATTTTTTTTATTTAATATCCAATCCAAGTTACTTTATATGAACTTGGTTTTCTGCTAAACCAACCAAGCTTTTTAACATCTTCTTCAGTATTCGATTTCCTCCATATATATCCTTTTCCATTTCCGTGTTCTGCAACTTCCAATTTCCATCCTCTAAATACATATGCAACATCCCAAGAATCATTTGACCAAGCATCAAATTTTGCACCTTTATATAAATTATACCAACCACCTTCAAATAATAAATGAGTAGTTTCTCTGCCAGAAACTGCATAACCAGCAATTTTACGAGTAGACATCATCTTTTTTAAATCTGTTTCATATAATGTTGTATTACCAATAATAACCTTTGATGATTTTAATGTATCATTTGCAGAAACATTATTAGTTATTACATTATTCGATTTTAAATTTCCATTAACTGTAAGATTTTTATTAACTGTTGCATTACTACTATCAACATTTGGAAAAATATCTTTTACTAAATTATTTGTTGTATTATATGAATTTAAAGCACTATCAAAAAAAGTTTTATCACCTTCAAAGTTTTCTTTATTTTGAAAGTTTTCTCTATCATGTTTGTCTGAAAAATCAATAATGAGAATTAAAAATAAAATAACTATAAAAATACCGAATTCTATTTTTTGTGATGGTTTTAAATTATTAAAAAGATTTTTAATATAACTAATCATATCTATAATATATATTTATAAAAAAATATTTATTATTGTTTAATTTTAACTATTATCTGTTTGAATATTTTTTTAACAAATGATTTTTTAAATAATAAAATATATATTCCAAATATTAAAAAACAAATAATAAGTAATTTAATTCTTTTATCCATATTTTTAATATCAATATTTTTAAATGTTTCAGTTTCTTCATTTTGTAAATTAAATAAACTTGCCAACCAATTAAAAAACCGTGTAAAAAATCCGGGGGTTTCCTCAGTTGAAGTTGTTGTTTCTTCATCATTAAAAAACCATGAAAATAAAGTTTGTTCTTTTTCTGGTTCTACAGTTTCATTTTTTTGATTAATTTTATCTGTAATTTCTGCTACTTTATCTGCAGTTTCATCATATACTTTTTCAATTGATTCATCTGTAATATTTTCTTCTTGATTGACATTTTCTTGTTGGATTGCTTCTAATTTTTTACTAATTTCACTATTTACTCCACAATTTTGTTCAATTGAATTTCCTAATAAATTAACAACAGAATCGATTGCATCTAATCCACTAAAATCAATTTTTGCATTACATATTGCTGTTTGACACGGTTCTCTATCATTTTGTCTTTTATATGCTTCTGGTGCATTACAAGTATTTAAAAAACAAGTTCTATTTCTATTAATAAGATTCATTATAATTGGGTCTTCTCTTGAATCAATATCATCATTTTTCGGTAAATTAACATTTGCCATACATCCACCATATGTTTCTAACATTTTATTTTCAGGGTCATATTTATCTAAAAATGCAATTAATCTTGTCATTAATTCTTCACATTTTGAATTATACCCAGCTTTAGTTTGATTATCATCATACCAATCGCGACCATTAATTTTACATTGTCCAGTATTTCCAATATCAAAAGATAATCTTTTATCAACTTTTTCAATAGAACCATCACTATTTTGTTTTAAAATAGGAACAACAATTTCTTTTTGATTTGTACAGCAAGCTAGTTTTTTATAAATATTTTCAAAATAATTCTCTAATGTAATTCCACTTTTACCAGTAATAGTTTCATTAAGTGCAATCCACATACCATCACCTAATTCAGATGCAGTTTCTTTAGTTCTTCCATTATTTGCAATTCCATGAGCTTTGGTTTCACTAGTAACAACAGCATTAAGAATTTGGTCTTTATCTTCTGGAGAAAATATATTATTAAATGACCAGTCAATTTCTTTTAATAAATTAATTAAATATGTATCGTTTAACCATCCATAAAGACTGTTAAAATTTTCTGTCTTAGACATATAATATAACTATATATTAAAGTTATATTATATTTTTATAACAAGATATAAAAAATTAAGTAAATTTTACATTGACTGCAGAAGTTTTATCTCCTAATGTTAATATATCCTTATCAACAGTTAAAAATTTGCCATTTATTTTTAATTTATAAACATTTTCTTCTAGAGTGGAAGAATTATCATTAATATATTGAAATTTAAATAATCTATCTTGAGACATTTTATATTTTTCAAAAGAAAATGTTTTAGATTTTTCATTATATTTTAAATAAAGTTTATTATTAGATACTCCATCCTTTCGAAGGATAAATATTTCTTTTTTATCTAAAAATAAAGTTATTGCGACTTTAACTGCACTTAATTCAACTTCTTTTAAACCTAATGATTTATCATTAGTTTCTCCAACATATTTATTATTAATCATCATAATTAAATCACTAAGTTTTGATGTTTCTGTAAAGTTTTCTTTTGATTTTTTAATAAAAACTTTATATACAATTCGAATAAGAATTAATAAAGAAATAGTAATAAGAATTTTTAAGAAATGTTTTTTAAATAATTTAGCTCCGGTTTGAAGATATTTTGTTAAAGTGTTTATTATAGAAACACCTGGGCCAGCACCAGTCATTTCATAATCATTATAATATTCTGGGGGAGGTCCTTGAGGATTGCCAGATGATATACCTAATAATCCTGGAAGAAGAGGTTTGAGAATAAAGATAATTATAACTGCACCAATAACTAAAGGAACCATAATATAAAATCCACCAGTTGAAATGATACTTGTTGCGGCCTCTCCAGCTGCTTCAATTGTTCCTTTGTCTTCTTTTGTTTGTTCAACTTCAACTTCAGTTGCAGTTGAAAGTTCATCTTTAGAAAGACCAGACATAGCGGAAATAATTTCTTCTGATATTCCAGAATTTGAAATTGAACTAGTTATTTGTTCAGTTAATATATTTTGATTAATATTTCCAATAATTACTGAACCATCAGTTATTTCCATTTCACTATAATTAATATTTTGTGCTGATGCAAATGCATTTGCAATATCATTAACAGTTTTTGATACATTTTCAATATTAACTGCTTGTTCTATACGATTAGTTAATTCAGTATTATTTTCAATATCTAATATATTTCTAAAAGTAGTTTCATCAACACTTGAAGTAGATGTTCCAGTAACTGATGCACCTAATGATTGAACAGTTGATGCGAGACTTTTTAATAATTCTCCGAAAACTTGTTCACCTTGTTCTTCTAATTGTTTTTGTGTAGAATTAGAAACTTGTTCCATTTTATTTTGAATTTGTCCAATAGTATCTTGTATTAATTCTGTTTTCATATCAGTATTTGCGAGTGCACTTAAATTAATTTTAACATTAGCATCTTGAGTTATATCTCCAATTGTAAGAGTACCACCACTTATTTTCATATTACTAAAATCAATAGTTTGTTCAACAACTGCACCCGAAGAAATATTTGTTAGATTTTCTTGAATTGTTTTTGCGACAGTTTTATTAATAACTTCAGTTGTTCTTTTAATAATATTTTTAATAGTACTATCATTAATAATTTTTTTTCTAGTTTCACTTGATTGTGAACCACCCATAATATATGTTATATATTATGATATAGTATTTTTTTTATAATAAAGAAAAGATTAATAAATTAAAATAAGTCCATAATTAAATATAGTTTTTTTAAAAATTATATTTAAATATTATTCATTCTACTAACTATATCCATTACCATATTATTTTTGATATTTTTAATCATTCCATTAATCATTGTTTTATTAACTTTGATTTTCTTAAGTTTTCTAGGTCTAACAGATTTTTTATTATTTAATCTCTCTTGTTCTGCAACCTCTTTTCCTGTAATAAATGGTAATTTTCCAGTTTCATCTGTAAATGAAGGATTTACTTTTAATGTAAGAGAATTCTTCATTTGATTTCTTAATTGTTCTTCTAATCTTTTAGATACATTTTTAAGTTTTACATATTCAACTGTTTTTCCTTCTTTTAATTTCTGTTCCGAAAGTTTCTTGATTTTTAATAATTTAACTTTCATTGATTTAATATTAGTATCATTTTTAATAATATTCATATGTGTATTATATAATCCTAATGTAATTTGATATAATGAATCAAATAACTTTTGATTATCTCCAATTGATGTATAACAATAACAATATCGAACTAAACTTAATAAGTCTAATTGTTTAAGTTTATATGATTTTACAATCATATTCATATCATTATTATTTTTAAGTAAATCATCAGTATCATCTAATTTATATTGATTAGATTGAGATAATAATTTAACATTTTCTCTTTTGATTTTAAATAATTTCATTCTTGGAATAATTTGGTCTTTAGTTTTACCAAAAATATCTTTTGTAATGAATAAATGAGTTCCATTTTCTTCATAAACAGTTCCAATAATTCCTTTTTCATTTCCTTTAATGACCATTACATTTTTACCAATAAATGTTTGAACAACTTCCAAATCATCTTCAGTTGTAGTAATAATTTGGTCATACAAATCAATATATACTAAATTACCGATTTTATTTTTATATGTTCCAAATAGTTCTCTTGATTTAACATATACTAATTTTCCAATAATTGTTTCGTGTTGAACTAAGTGGTCAATATCTAAATAGTAATTTTGTAAATCAATATTTTTATTATTGATATGATAAATAATTGCATAAAGTTTTGCAATTTTAATTATACTATTTGAAATAAAATCATTTTTAAAATATCCTGGTTTTCCAGATAATTCTGTATTGAATCTTGCGAATAATTTATTTCTAATGTTTTTCATCTGGTCTTTAATAAATTTCGATAAAATATCTTGTTCATTTTTATTATCTTGAACAGATAATTTATTATCAAAACATTGCAATGTATTGATGACACATTGAGAAATATCATTTAATAATTTATCATATTTTTCTTGTTTGATATTTCTTTTTGAATCTTCTTCATCTTCAAAATTTTGAATTGCTTTATTAATAGAATGATTATAATCATTATTATATTTCTTATAATTATTCGATTCTTCTGTATTTTCACCAAAGAAATTATATTCAAAATGACGTTTTGCTTTCATCAAATTTTCCTGTGAGAAGTTTGATTCATTATACTTTGATTGAATAATATTCATTAAACCTTTTTTAGTATAATCATCTTTTACATTATTAATATATAATAATAAATCATCAATATGTTTTTGATATAAATCTTCTTCTCCTTTATAGATATAATATTTATTGATTTCCTCATCAATTTCTTTTAATTCATTTTGAAATTTTTCTCTATCATCCATTTTATCATTTTCAGTGAAAATTAATAAATTCATAATATTAATATATTTTGATTTAAGTTCTTCAATATTAATATTTGTTTTTTGAATAATCATATTATTTGTGAAATCTAAATGTTCAAAAATATTAAATTCAGTTATAGATTTTTCTTCTGTTCGTAAAGGTTTTAATTTATTATTTTTATTTAAAATACAATAGAGAATAATTCTCATTTGTTCTTTATTTTTAATAATTTGTTTTTCACCTCTACATAATTTAATAAATTTGTTATCAAGAATTGATTTTTCTAAATCTGAATAAGTAAAAATATCAATTGTTTGTAATTCAGATAAGATTATATCACAATTTTCAAAATGTAATGAAGTTCTTAAGAATGTATTTAATTGAATACGACCAGCTAAATTATCTAAATCAGAAAGCGTATCTTTTTTTTCTTTAATATTAAAATCAACTTTAGCTTTTCTAATTTTTTCTTCTTTTTTATCTGTAATTATTTCATCAATAATATTTAATTGTTCTTTTGAAACAATTGGAGAATTTTTGAATAGTCTTACAATATCAGCAAGATATTCAATATTTCTATTATTGCTTAACATTTTTTTTGCGAACATGATTAAAATCTTAAAGATTAAAATAATTTTGAATTATAAGATTTTATAAAATCAATTTTAATTTATTAAATAAATAAGTCCATTATACTAAATAATTTTTTAAAAATATTATTCTTCTTTTATAATAAATGATATAATTGAATTAATAATATATTTTTGAAATGATAATGATAAATTATTATCATTTTTTATTCTTCTCATAACATCTTCTAAAACATTACATTTTAAAATGTATTTATTTTCAAAAAAGATAGATGTAAATTTTGTAAGAAAATTATTTAAATCATAATTAATTTCCATAGATAATTTAAATATATTAATAAACTCATTATATTCACTATTTGACATTCTATTTAAATAAATAAAATATTCTTCTAATTCTTTATCTTTATCATCAAGTTTAAAATAATTATGAAAAAATGTTTCCATTTTATTTTCTAAAGTAATTTCTTTATCTTCATAATCATCAATCATATTTTCTTTAAAATCATCATCGATTATCATATTAAATAATTGTTTTTCTTTATTTTCTTTATTATAATTATTATTTAATTTACTTAATGTTTTTGTTCTTTGTAAAAATCTATCAACGTATGTAGAATTAAAATTTGTTTCATGCAAATAATAATAAATATAAGTTTTAATATAATCATCTGAATAAATATCAAACTCTGATAATTTTTTTTCAAAAAAATTATTTTTTTTAGTAATTTCTGTTTTTAACATTGAAATAAATAATTCTCTTTCATTATCATTAAGATTTTGATAATCATATTGATTAATATAGATTGAGTTTGTATTTTCCATATTTAGTTAAAACTTTGATAAATCTTTAAGTTATAAAATATTATAAAATCAATTTTAATTATATAATATTATTTAATAAGTCCATAATACAAATATATTTTTTTAAAATAAGTTATTTTATAAAATTTAAAACTGTAATTCCACAATCGTGGAAATCATTACTTAATATTTTTATATCTCTTTGAATATATTTATTTTCTTCTAAAATTTTAATTACATAATTGATTTCGCGCATTGTATATTTTTTTGAAACTAAAATAGATAATAATTCAGTTTCTTCGAAATCTTCTACAGAAATTAATATTGATAAAATTAAGTTTTTAAGGGTATTTAATTGTGTAAATCTCATATCAAAAATATAATCAGTTTCTTGAAATATTTGAAATGTTTTATTACATAATTCTTGTTCTAAATCTCCTCTAAAACTAGAAACTCTTTTAAAAGTTAATTTCTTTTTAAATAATTTTTTAAACATATTTTGTAATAACTGTCCTTTTGTCATATATTAAAATAATAGTTGATAGACTATATAATAATCAATTTTATTTTTAATTTAATATAATTTAATATATAATAAGTCCATTTTAATAAATAATTTTTTAAAAATCATTTATTTTTTATAAAGTAAATAAGGTTGATTTTTAAGTGTCTTAAGTTCTGTTCGTAATTTAAGAATTTCAATTTTTCTAAAATAACATTCTTTTTCTAAAACTTCAATTCTTTTTAATGACTTTTCATGTTCATCACTTTTCTCCATGAGATTTGCTTCGAGTTCTACAATTTGATTTTGGTAATGTTCATCCCATTTATCTAATGTAGTTTTAAATTTTTTTAATTTTTCAATTTCTTCATCTTGGTCTGCAATAATACCATTTAAATTATTTTCGACATCCAATTGATAACCTCTTCGTTTTTCAACTTCTTGTTCTAATTTTTTAGTTTTATAAAAAAATTTAAATACAAGAGAAATCATTAAAATGTTTGATGTAAATAATGTTGTAATAATTATAGAATTCATTTTGTGAGTATTCTGTATATTTTATTTTATAAATAATTATAAAATCAATTTTATTATTTAATGGTCATCATTTTCTGGTTGTCTTTTATCTAATCTTCCTTCTGGATGATTATCTGGTGAATAAATTGTATACATTTTTAATTTTTCTGTTTTTGATGTATTTTTAATATAATGTTTTGCACCAGGTGGTATAATAATTGACATTCCATCTTTTAAAGTATATCTTTTTCCATCAATTTTTGCGTATCCTTTACCTGCTTCAACTCTAATAAATTGTGAAATTGTAGGATGAATTTCTTCTGGTATATCTTCTCCTGGGTTTAAGGACATTAATACCAATTGATTTTTTCCTTTTACTGTATATAGAACTTTTCTATAATTATTATTTTTCAAAGTTTCTTTCTCTATATTTCGATGGTCTGGAATCATAATTTATATAATTATATAATTAAAAATAATTTCAAAAATTGAATAATAATTTAATTTTATTATTCAAATGAGTAGACTTGATAATAGGATTAAAAAAATTGATAATGGGATTAATAAAATTGATAATGGGATTAAAATTGGTAATGGTCTGATTAGAATTGATAATGGTGAAATAATTAATCCAGTATGTATTATGTATAATACAAATAAAAAAATTATAGAGAAACTTATAAATACATTTGGTATAAAAATCCCTTATAGACAAAAGAAAGACTTTAAAAATTGGGCATATGAAATTGGATATCTCGGCGATAGGCATTTTTATGCGCAATGTGGTTACTTAACTCGTCAATATAACGCAATAAAAGTGATGTTGGAAAGTTTTCCATATAATTTAAATCATTCAAATATACAGAGACTATTTCAAATAAAAGAATTTCTCCCATGTAGTTATAGAAACAAAACGGATGAGGATTATGATTTCTTCAATAATGAATTAGTATATAATACACTAGAAGATAATACTGAATTATATGACATTATATGCGAAATAGAAAAATTACATCCAATCGTAACAAAAAGATTAAAAAAAGAGAATGATGAAATTCTAAATTTTTTGATAATGAAGGTCAAAGAGAGATATATTGCGATGGATATACTATCAATAACTGGTGATTATTATTATAAAGAAATATTAAGAATTGAAATGGATAAAGAAAGACTTAAATAAATCTTGCAATTAAATTATAATTTCGAAAATTGAATATTGACTGGGTTTAAAAGTTATGATTTTTCAAAATGATTTTACCAAAAGAATTAGAAGATATTATTATAGACTACATATCTCAACTAGAACATGTAGAGAAAATGGAAGTTATATGTAATCGAATAAATGATATTGATATTGAATATGCACCTGGTATATATTCATATAATTTTGAAGAATTAAATATCGAAATAAATCAAATGGAAAGAATTTATACAAGTTATCCATTACATATAATTAATAATTCAATTGCAGATGAAATTAATTATTATATTCATGAGGAATATAGTCAAAAACTAATTGATGAAATACTTAATATAGAAGATATTAATTTATTTGATTCAGATGAAGATAATTATTTTTTTTTCTTAAATAAAAATTTAGAATTTGTCAATGAAGAATATTTTATTTGTGAAAATTGTGAATTTTATATATTAAGTGAATTAATGGATTCTCATCAATGTATGGAAATATTATATGGAGAATAAATATTATTTATATAAAAAATTGATTATTAAACTGGACTTGAAAAATATAAATTGTAAGTAATATAAAAATATATTTATATATTTATAAAACAGTATAAATGTATAAAAGTTATCAACAAGTAATCAATCAACAATTAACTTTATC